GCGCACAACAAGTGATGGCCGCTATCGAAGCTCGCAAAGCCAAACAGGTCAACGACCAGTTAGAACACTGCACTGTAGACGGCATCGGTCAGCACGTTATGGACGTTCCGGCCGATGCTTATTTTGCATGGCAGAAGCATCTAGGTGACGGCTGCTGGTCTGACAAAACATTCCGCCACTGGTTTCTAAAACGGAACCCTGAGTGCGCGATTAAGTATACCCCGCGCAAAACCACCGTCCTGATCTAATGAAACTCGACCGCGACAAAATCACGCGCATGATCAGCGACATCGATCAGGCGGACCACGACGGCTCCGGCTACCTGCATCGCAAGCTCAAAAACTTCAACGTCAGGTATTGTATCTGGGCCGGACAGAGCGACGACGGCCGTAAGCACCAAGCCTTCTACGGCAAGAAAGTTTTTCCTTGGGAAAATAGTTCGGACGTTTCCGTGCGAATGGCTGAATCGATAATTCGGGAGAGGGTAATTTCTCTCACGTCCGCATTCTTCAAGTCGCGCCTGCAAGTCCAGCCGGTCGAGGTGATGGACGCTCCCAAGAAGAATGCCGCCGAGACTGTGCTTCGCTGGCTCCTGCACAGCCACTGTGCCGACGACATGCGCCGCGAGATCCGCTTGGCTGCCGAGTTTAGAGAGACCTATGGCCTCGCCGTCATGGCCGTGGATTGGGAGCGCCAGACCCGCGTCGAGGTGAAGCGGTTCACGCTCGAAGAGGCCATGATGATGATCGAGGAGACGCAAGATCCCAACCTGCAGGCGCTCCTCGAAGTCGTCCTCGATCCGGCTCAGGAAGAGCTAGCCGCGGAGTTGCTCGGTCAGGTGGTGCCGGAGCTGGGCAGCGTCTCCAAGGTTCGCCAACTCCGCGAGAAGGGCGAGGTCGAGTGGGAAAGCCCTTATATTTTCTCCAGCAAGCCGGTGGTGCGCGCCCTCGAAGCATGGGAAGACGTGATTTTCCCAATCCAGACAGACTCCCTGCAAAGGGCGCCCTTCATCGCCCGCCGCGAGCTGCTCAGTGAGTTCGAGCTGCGTGAGCGTGCCGCGCTGGAAGGCTGGGACAAGGAGTGGGTCGAGCGCGCGGTGAAGCATCGCGGCGAGATGAAGCGCATCCACATGAATATCCACCGCTCGGACCAGTTCCTGTACGAGCAGATGCGCGACCTTATCGAAGTGTGGCATGTGTATCGCAAGGAACACGACGATCGCACCGGAGCGACCAAGGTCACCCGCACCGTCGTCAACTACAGCATCACCGACTCCGTCGCCCTGCATGAGCTGATGCCGTACGAGCATCAGATGTATCCATTCATCGAGCTGCCCCGCGAGCGCAACACCCGCCCGCTTCTCGAAAGCCGCGGCATCCCTGAGATCGTCCAGTCGGCGCAGGAAGAGGTGAAGGTGCAGCGCGACTACCGCGTTGACCGCGCCAGCATCAGCATCATTCCTCCGCTCAAAGTGCCCGCTTCAAGAGGTCGCCTAGATCTCGTCCTCGGACCCGCCATGCAGATCCCTGAGAGGCGCCCGAATGAGATCAACTGGATGACGCCGCCGCCGTTTGACCAAGGCTCTATCGAGGTCGAGCAGGCAACCCGCGCGGACGTTGACAGATACTTCGGCCGCATGACTGAGAGCGTCAACCCCAACATCGCCATGCTGCACATGCAGGACTTGGCCGACTCGTGGCTCCTCGACATGAAGGTCATGATGATCCAGATCCTCGCCTTGGCGCAGCAGTATATGTTGCCGGAGGAAATTTCTCGCGTCACCGGAAACGCCACGCCGTTAGCAGAAGGCGCCGCCGACATCCGCGGTCGCTATGACATCACTGCCGAGTTCGACGCGAGAACCCTCGATAACGCCGCCTTGGAGGCCAAGATGACGTTCCTAACTCAAAATTTAGTGCCCCTTGACTCGATGGGAGTGATCGACCGCGCGCAATTGATCAAGGTCATGCTCGGCTCAGTAGACCAGAACCTCGCCAACCTTCTTGTCAGGGACATCGGCGCCGCGACGCAGATGGAGCAAGAAGACGAACAAACCGCCTTCGCAAAAATCGCCGCAGGCACCGAACCCCCGCTCAAGGAGGGCGGCCAAAACGCGCAGGTAAGACTGCAAACCTTGCAGCAAATCATCCAGTCCAACCCCGCCGTCCAGCAGCGGTATCAGCAGGACGAAATCTTCCGCAAGATGATCGACGCCCGCGCGCAAGCCTTCCAGTTCCAGCTCCAACAGCAGCAAAACGCAGTCATCGGCCGCACCGGCGCCCAGCCCGCGCTGCAAAAGATGGCGCAAGACCAGCAACTCGGCATGACCGCCGCACCCGCCGCCTAACCCATGCATCCCAACGTCTCAGTCAGAAACATCGCCGGTCTAAACATCCCGCAGCATAACGCGGTTGAGCTGAATTACGTCTCCACGACAAACAACCTTTCCACGGTAGTCTACAAGGAAGGCAGCCAGACAGTCGCCACGCTCACCTTCACCTATGTCGGCGGCACGCCGTCCTCGGATGACGCCAACATCGCCACCGTCACCCGCAGCTAATGGCCATCAAATTCAATCCGCTGACAGGAAACTTCGACTTCACCGGCTCCGGCGGCGGCGGCGGCGCGTCCTATATCGACGGCGAGGTGCAAAACTTCAGCGCACTGCCCACCGCCAACCCGCCAGCCGTAGACAGCGCCTACCTCGTCCGCGAACCCGAAGGCACTTGGCTCATCAACCGCAAGCCCGCGGGCATCTACATTCGTGTTGCCACCACCGGAACACGCGCAACTGACTGGACCTACGCGGGGATTCTGCCGGATGTCTTCAACGACGCCAACTTCCTCCTCTACGACAACGGCGACAGCTCCAAAAATCTAGCCTTCCAACTCTCCGGCATCACCACCGGCACCACCCGCACGCTCACGGCCGCCGACCGCTCCGGCGTCAACGTCGTCAGCGACACCGGCGCAGGCAGCGGCAGCGATGTCGTCAACAACATCGTGAGCCTCACGCAAGCCGAATACAACGCCATCGGAAGTCCCGACGCGGCCACGCTCTTCCTCATCACCGATCCGTAAGCCATGGCCCTCCTGCAAAAAGCCTATCTCGGATCGACCGCGCTGTTCCGCAACACGTCGTTCTTTGAAGACAACGCCGCCACGCTGGTCAACTCCACGACCGGCGCCAGCGTTACCGCCAGCGCCAGCACGCACACCAAGGGATCGTGGTCCCAATTACTGGCCAGCACGTCAGCCAATGCCTCCCTGCTTGTCATTGCGGTCAACAATTTCGCCAACGCCACCGACACCTCATCGCTGCTCGACATCGGCACCGGCGCCAGCGGCAGCGAAACCGCGCTCATTTCCAACATCGCCATCGGCGGCCATGGAACGACCAATGCCAACGCCAGCGTTTATTTTCCCGTTCCGATCAAGATTGCCAGCGGCACCCGCATCGCCGCCCGCATTCAATCCGTTGTCGCCAGTCGTGTCGCCACCGTTCGCATCTATCTCATCGACACCGGCGACTACAACCAAGCGCCCACCAGTGTCGATGTCATCGGCACCGACACCGCCACCAGCAACGGCACCCTCATGTCCGGCGCCTCTGGCACATGGGTCCAAGTGACATCGTCCACCAGCCGCGCCTACCGCGCCGTCACTATCGTTCCCAGCTTGGCCTCCAACGATGTCGCCAACATTCAGCCCATGGAATACGCCCTCGCCACGGGAGCCAGCGGCAGCGAAGTCGAAATCGGAAAAATGGAATCCGACACCAGCGTTTCCGAGTTTGTCTGCATCAGGCCAAGCCTCTCGCCCCTCATCGCCAAAAACATCGCCAGCGGCACCCGCCTCGCCATCAAGCACAACATTCCGGCAAACCCCAGCCGCTACGGCGTCACCCTCATCGGCATCCCATAAGTCATGCAAAACTGGCACCTCCTTTATAACACCGAAAGCGGCCAAAGCGTCAGCATCGGCACCGTCATCGCCGATCCGCTACCGGAAGGCATCACCGCGCTCCCGCTCACCGACGCCGAAGGCGAAGGCTTACAAAACGGCAGCCTCCTCTGGGACGCCGCCACCCGCAGTCTCATCCCCACGCCGCCGCCCAGTGTCACCGCCGAAGAACACCTCCGCAGTGTCGGCCTCGCGGGCGACCGCCAGCCCACGCTTTTGTATTTGCGCCAAGGCCTCACCGCCGCAGGCAAAACCAGCCCCGAGCTGGACGCCGTCGAAGCCTACTTGCAGCAGATCCTCACCATGTTCGCCGCTAATCCGGCGCCGCGTAACGACTGGCCGAATCCCAGCGTCACCTTTGAAGCCGCCGTGCAGTCGGCCATGAACGCACTCAACAGCTAATGCGCACTGTAACCCTACAATCTATCCTCCTCCGCGCATGGCAACGTGTCGGCAACGATGCGAGCACCATCGACGCAATCCCATCCGGCGCAAGAACCATGATGACCGCCGCCGCCAACGAACGCATCGCCGACTGCTGGGAGTGGGCCGATTGGCCTGAACTCATGCGCGTCGAAAGCCGCACCGTGCAGGGCGATGCTACGAACGGCTATTATATCGACTACGAACAGTCCGGCCAGACCGCCATGGGCGAGGTCTTTGGCGTTTTAAGAGACAACCCTGCAACACACGCCGCGCCCCGCGCCATTGGCTATACGCTCCTCGGAGATGCCATTCGCTTCCCCGAAGACACCGACCTGCCAACTAGCGTCTACGTCAACTACCGCATCCGCCCGACCGAATACAGCGCAAGCAACCTCTCCGCGACAGTGCCCGCCGTCATCGCAAAAGCAGTCGCCCTCATGCTGACCTCCGATCTCCTCACCGAAGACGGACAGCTCGACAAAGCACTCGCCATGGAACAGATGGCCGAGTCCGAGCTGATCTCCCAGCGCGACAAATATTATTTCCAACAAGGGCAACCCTCCATGTGGACCGCCCGAATCAACCAATACTAAATCCTATGGCACACCCCAACGCACGCATCACCAACAGCCTCTCCGGCGCCCAATACATCGGCGGCACATCGCCCACCAATGGCGAGTGGTCCGCCATCCAAGCTGTCACCGACACCAAATTCCACACACTCACCGGCAACGTCACTGGGCTGGCCAACACCGCCCTCGGCAGCGCCATCGAGGTGCCCGCAGGCTTGGTCATTTTCGGCTTCTTCACCGCGCTCCAGCTGCACAGCGGCAGCGTCATCGCCTACAACAAATGATCCAAGGCTTCTCCGGCGGCTTGCTTAACCGCGAGCTGATTTACCAGACGGATCTGCCGTCCTTCCAGCGCGACTTCGCCTCGCTGAAGACGCTTGACCACGGCACCGGCCCGAACATCACGTTTACGCGGGCAAGCAACGCGACATACTTTGACGCAGATGGTGTGCTGCAAACGGCCAGCAATAATGTCCCACGCTTCGACCACGATTCGGCCAACGGAAATTCGCTTGGGCTTCTCATCGAGGAGGCGCGGACGAACAGCATCCGCAACTCGCAGGCTGGTGGGGCTGGAGCAGGAACATTGTCAACGAACTGGACTGCAACCCCCACGACTAACAACGTGACACGAACTATCGTTGGCGGTGGAACCGAAGGCGGCATGTCCTATCTTGAAATCAAATACGCAGGGACGCCAACGGCTACTGCAAGCGTTACAATCGGTTTTGATACAACAACACAAGTTGTAGCCGCCAATGGGCAAACATGGTCTGGCTCTTTGTATTGTCGCCTTGTTGATGGCTCTTTATCTAATGCGACAGTTGCGCTGCTGACAAGCGGGCGCGATGTGTCTGGCAATTCTGTTGCTGGCCAAGCCACAAATACAACAATTACTCCAACATCGAGTGCGCTGATAACGCAAAGGTTTTCATCAGTTGTTGCATTTTCTAACGCATCTGTTGAACGAGTGATGGTTTTTCTTACAATCTCCTACACCAACGGCGACCCCATCGACCTAACCCTCCGCATAGCCGCCCCGCAGCTTGAGCAAGGCGCCTTCGCCACCAGCTACATCCCGACGACATCCGCCGCCGCCACCCGCGCAGCGGACAGTGCGGTCGTCACGCCGATCTCTTCGTTTTATAATCAAGCGGAGGGGACTTTGTTTGCGGAGTGGGTTTCTGGCGTAAGCGCAGCCTCGCGTGCCATAGTTGACCTTAATAATTCAAGCATCACAGAACGTCTCGGCATAACAACCACTGCATCAAGCATTCCGAGCGCAATTGGAAGAAACGCTGGAAGTATTTTCGACATTACAATCGGGACTGCCATTTCTTCTGGGGCGATCACCAAAATGGCGGTTGGGCTTGCGACAGACAATTACCAAGCAGCGCGGGACGGATCTCTTGGGACAGCAGACACTTCTGGAGCCATGCCATCCATAGCCGTTTTGCGCTTTGGAAACAACAGTAGCGGAACGGTCACGCTCAACGGCCACCTCCGCAAAGTCGCCTACTGGCCCCGCCGCTTGAGCAACACGCTGCTGCAACAACTCACGACTTAACATGAAGGACTTTCTCTACAAATTCCCAAGCGAGGCCACGGCGCAAACTGTTCTGGCCGATTACTACGATGCCGCAACTGGATGGAAGACCAGCGGAGAAGGCTATGCGCTTGATCCGGTGGGCATCCTCACCGACACCGACAACAGCGACCCCGAGAACCCCGTGAGCACGCTCCTCGACGGCTGGCACCTTAATCTGCGCGTGACTGACGACCGGCCAGATCCGGCGGCAGACTACAGCGTCACGCCGACCCAGCAGCGGAGGGTGTGGCTATGACGGCGTGGCACTATCACATGACAACGACCGAGAAGGGTGTCATCGGCACCGCGACAAGCATCGGATCGTCCATCTTTTCAATGTTACCGCACTTTGAAGCAACCCTCCGTATAGGCGGACTCATCATCGGAATTTTGGTCGGACTGGCCACGCTCATCAGCGTCCTTCACGACATCAGAAAGAAACAGAAAGAACTAAACAAATGAGAAACTGGAAAACGAACCTGCTCGGAGCACTCACTATCATCGCCAGCTTGTCCACGGCCGGACGCGAATTTCTGGCCAGCGGCACAATCCCTGACCTCGGCCTCGTCGGCGCAAGTCTACTCGCCGGATGGGGCTTGCTGATGGCGAAGGACCACAACGCCCGCCTCTGACTCCATGAGCGTCCGCGCCACAAAACTCATTGCAGTTGCGATCCTCGCCGTGAGCTGGGCTGTCGCTGCGGCTGGCTGCGTGACCATCGGCTATGACTTCCTGAAGCAGCAAGCCACCGTCACATTCGACGCCAAGACTGTCAAAGAGCCAACCAAGTGATCCCCAAAAGCCGACCACAACAAAAGCGCGACGAGACGCTGAAGCAGCTCAAGGCTGCCAACGTCAGCGATCCGGTGTGCTTGGTCGGCATTCGTGGCTACTACCGCGACAGCATGGGCGCCAAGGGCAAGCAGGATCGCGGAATATATGACGACGCCATCATCCTTGTCTCGCCCAACGCGCACGTTGCCTTCAACGCAAACGTCGATCCGGCCCGCTACGGAATTAACCCCAAGATCGGCAAAGGCTACGCATCGCTCAAGTCAGGGGTCTACCGCTACAAGCTGGGCAAGCACGGCACTCGGAGCGGCAACCCTTACAAGGCTCTGGTGCAAGGCGGTGCAGTCACCGTCCAGCGCGACGGCGGCAAGGAGGAGACCGGCTTCTTCGGCATCAACATCCATCGCGGCGGAATCACCCGCACCAACAGCGAAGGCTGCCAGACCCTTCCGCCCGCCCAATGGCCCGCCTTCATCTCGCTCGTTGAGTCCGAGATGAAAAGGAATAACGCCAAAACCGTCAGCTACGTTTTAACACAACCAAGAAAGGACATCGCCTAACATGGCCAAAACAATCGGACAACTAACACAAGCAACAACCCTCGCATCCGGCGACGAGTTCGTCATCGAGCAGAGCGGACTGACCAAGCGTGTCGCCGCCTCCGTAGTGCGCGGCGGACTGGTCAATGCAGATATTGATGCGGCGGCGGCCATCGCCTTCAGCAAGCTCGCTGCTCTCGACAGCGCCAACCTCCTCGTTGGCAACGGCAGCAATGTGGCGACCAAGGTTGCTGTGACTGGCGACGTGACGATCAGCAATGCCGGTGTGACGGCGATTGGGAGCAGCAAGGTTGTCACGGCGATGGTCAACGATGCGGCGATTACTCCGGCCAAACTGTCTCAGCCTCTCACCCTCGCCACCGCCCAAGCAACCACCAGCGGCACGAGCATCGACTTCACCGGCATCCCGTCTTGGGTGAGGCGGATTACGGTGATGCTGAATGGAGTGTCAACAAATGGAAGTAGCGCATTGCTGGTGCAGGTGGGATCGGGAAGTGTGACGACAAGTGGATACAGTTCTGCGGGTGGCACCTTCAACTATAGCAACCAAACTGCGGGAACAACTTCTACAGCGGGCTTTTGCATTTTTAACGTATCTTCATATGCAGTCGCCGGACACATGATTCTAACACTTGTGTCTGGAAACACATGGGTGTCGTCACATGTAGTGCGATCGGGCGAAAGTGGGTCTGGAGGAGGCGTCAGTCCTGCACTGTCCGGCACCCTCGACCGCATCCGCCTAACCACGGTCAACGGCACCGACACCTTCGACGCCGGTAGCGTCAACATACTGTATGAGGGCTAACATCTAAATGCCTTTAGAAAGCCCCATCCTCCGCGACGGTGACGCCGGATTCGCAGGCTATGCCTCGCGCATCAATCCGGTTGCGTTGCCTGCTGGCATGCTCCAGCTCTCGGAGAACATGCGGCTCGACCGTGGAGTGGCGGTGACGCGCAAGGGCGCGAAGCGCATGGCGGATGCTATCAGCGTGGCCAGCTCGCCGCTCACGGTGCCCTTTGTGCTCAACCCTGCGCCCAACACGCCGATCGTGCAGAGTGTCTATAGCGGCGGCATCTTTGCGGCCAGCGTCTACCGCTCGCCGGATCAAGTGCAGAGCGCGGAGATCGTTGTGCTGGCGGGCGGCGACCGTGCTTACACTATTCTCCTCGACGACAACCAAAGTTTCGCCGGTGTCTGGGCGGGCGGCTTTCTGGTCACTGACACCGGAGAAGAAATCGTAGACGAGAACGGCGACACCATCGTCATCAGCGTGCTCCCGCAGGAGCTGGGCTACCCGACATCGCCGGACGAGGTCATCGAGCCGACCGACACCGTTTCCATGGTGCAGGCCAACGACCGCCTTTACCTCTTCCGCGAAGCCGACGCCTCGCGCCCTAACTGGGTTGTCAAAAACGTAACCACCGGCGGCATCACCGTGGCGTCCACCACGGCGACCGTCAACCTGACCGGCCACGGATTCCCCGCTGGCGCCCGCGTGCGCATCGAGGGGAGCAATGTCGCTGCCTTTGACGGCGTTGAGTATGACATCGCCACAATTTCAACGAACTCCTTCACGATCACCGTGCCGAGCGGCACTGCGACAGACGCCACGACCAGCGGCCGCACCATCCGCCGCGTCAAGGCGCCTCTCTACTGGGACGGCATCGCCACGGCTTTCGTCCGCAGCCCCGCAGGCGTGCCGACCGGACTCTCGGCCACCTACAAGACCATGCGGAGCACACCTTGGGGCACCTACGTCAACAACCGCCTCGTCCTGCCTGACGGCAAAAACAACGTGCTCATCTCGGACATCCTCGACGCCAATACCTACGATCCGTATTGGCAGTCCTTCCGCGCTGGCGCGGGCAGCAATGACTTCGTTGTCGCGGTGCATCCGTGGGTGGAGAACAGCTTCCTCGTCTTTTGCCGCAAGTCGATCTGGCTGGCCGAGGTCAACCAGTTCGCCAGCGTGGACGGCGCCAGCACGGCCATCGACACCGCTCTCAGCAAGCTCACGCTCCTCACCGATGAGGTCGGCTGCGCGGCCCGCCGCTCCATCGCTACGGCGGGGCAGTTTGTCTATTTCCTCTCGGACTCCGGTGTCTACCGCTTGGACAGCCGCCTCGACTTAAAGCTACGCGGCGACACCAAGCCTCTCAGCGATCCCATCGCCAACCAGCTCGACGATCTCAACGCGACCCTGCTCAAGAACTCGGTGGGCCTTTGGTATAGCAACCGCTACTACCTCGCCGTCCCGCTGGCCGGTGCCGACAACAACAACGGCGTGTTCATTTACAATGCGCTCAACGAGCAGTGGGAAACCCGCGACATCTACGGATTCGGCGTGGATGACTTCGTAGTGGCCACCCGCGCCAACGAGCGCCGCCTCTTCGTCAGCAACAAGGCCGGTCGCCTCATGCTCCTCGACGAGATCGAGGAAGGCGACCAGTCGCCCGACGTGCAGGCCGATGTCATCACGCCGGTCGCTGGCCGCATTGTCACCCGCCGCTACGGCATGGGCAGCGGCATGATCGGCATGACAACGAAACGCTTCGTCCGCTCGCTCGCCGATGTCGTCTTGCCCAACACCGCATCGGTCACGGTTAAGGCTATTACCGTCAACCCCGATGCCGAGATCACGCTGGTGCAGGGGCAGACCAACACGTCCGGTCTCGCGGAAGACTACACGCTCAAGCAGCCGATCCGGCAGAAGGCGCACTACTGCGAACTGGAATTTCTAACCACGGCCAACCGGCCGGAGATTCGCAACGTCTCAATCGAGGCAGCAGGACCGAGCAACCCGCCGACTGAGACGCGGAATGCAGCTTAACAACTAAGGAACAAAATCATGGCAACCGTAACCGCATCTTACAACTGGGTCAGTGGCGAAACCGTCACCCCCGCGAAACTCAACTCAACCGCCGCGCCGACTGTTGTTGTCGCGGACAATGAAGTCACGACCGCGAAGATTTTGGACGCGAACGTGACTAACGCCAAGCTCGCCAGCGGCATCGACGCCAGCAAGCTCACGACCGGCACTCTGCCGATTGACCGGATTGCTGACGGCGCCGTGGGCAACGCTAAACTGGCAGACGGGTCCGTAGTGCAGGTTGTGCAAGCTAACAGCGGAGCCAAGCTGTTTACGACGGCAGTTATCCCCGCCGACAATACATCGCCGCTGTCTACTGAAGGTGAGCAGGTGTTGTCACAGGCAATTACGCCCGCAACAACAGCGAATAAGGTGCTGGCAAGGGCTGTGGTTCCGTTTAACACAGCAAGTAATCCGAATGTTATTTTTGCGCTGTTTCGCGGAACGGCTTGTATTGCTACAACAATGGCAGCTCCAACCGGCGGGAACTATAGCCAAATTGCAGTGCTGGAAGTTTTAGATGCGCCTAATACGAATTCCTCCGTCACTTATTCAGTGCGGGCGGGCACAAATAACGGAAGCAATGTTGTGGTCAGCGGGTATGGAGACGACACGGCATACTTTAACAATACATATTTGCGCTCTCTAACCCTCACCGAAATCAAAGCCAGCTAATGACCCCATGGCAACGCGCAAAAGCATGGTGGGACAACCACAGCACGCAAGACTTCTGGGAGCTTGTCGGCGAGCATCTGTCTTCGGGCTTAGTCCACGCCACGCCGGAAGTCTTTCTGCTGGCCAGCGAGTTGCGGTGGAACGCGGAGGAGAAGTGCTTTGAAAGCGGCGAGCCAAATTGTTGGTTCGTCACTCTGGCTGCTGCTGTTGGCCGCGCAAACCCTGTGCGGGAGTTTATGCGCGTGGCGACACGGCCGCAGCAATACGCGGCATGGTGCCGACGTGGGAGCTTTGAGCCGCGAGTCTACGATTGGAACAAACTAATTAAGAAAACAGGAGGATAATACTATGGGAGGAAAAGGACCAAGCGCACCCGCGCCACAACCAGTGCCAGCGGCGCCCGCGCCAATCGATTACGATAAAATGGCCGCAGCGTCGATCCGCGTGGCCCAAGCACAATCTGCCGCCGAGGAGGCAGCGATCAAGCGGCTATACCCTGAGTATATCCGTATGCAGTTCGGCACGGCAGACCAGCTCGCTGGCAAGCTGGACAACGAATACCTCCAGCGCACACGCGGTGTCATCGGCGAGGAGCTGCAAGCGGCGTCCGCGCCGAACGCCATCGAGGCGCAGCTCCAGCGGGATGCGGAGTCTGAACTGGCCCTTGGCCGGTCGCTGACACCGGAGCAGCAGCGTGAGGCGTCGCAGTCGGCACGCGCGGCCTTCGCGGCTCGCGGCCTTGGCACCTCGATGGGCAGCAGCGCGGCGGAAATCCTGAACCGCGATGCCTATGGGCAACAGCGTTTGGATGCGCGCCGAGCGTTTGCTTCCGGCGTCAACCAGATGGATCTGGCGCGCAGGCAGCGGCGGATTGGTCTGGCCGGTGCTTATACCGAGCTTGATCCGTTCCGGCAATCGATTGGTCCGGCGTTTGGACTGGGCGCTTCGACGCTCAGTAATACGACAGGACAGGTCGGCAGCATCTTTGGCGGATCACTGCGTCAAGCGGGCCTCGTCGATAGTTTCAACACGAATATGTTGGCGTCCAACCGCAATGCCATCCTCAACAACAACGCCTCGCTGCAGGCTGCAGGCATGCAAGCCGGTGCGATGAACAATGCCGCTACCATGGGCATGATCGGCGGCATCGGCAGCGGATTGCTGCAAGGCGCCGGAATGTTCGCCCTCTCCGATAAGCGCGAGAAGAAAGACATCAAGCCGCTCGGCAAGGCTGGCAGCGTGCTTGGCCTCACCGCTTACGAGTTCAGCTACAAGGGCGATGACAAGAAGCACAAGGGTTTCATGGCTCAGGACGTTGCGAAGGTGCTGCCGGAGGCTGTCGCCGAAGTCGATTACAAGGGCAAGAAACGTCTGGCCATCAAGCCAGCGGTCATCGGCGCCGCCCTCGCTGAAGAATTGATGGCTGCGAAGGCGGCTTAATTAGAAAGACAAAACTATGTTTGCTTATAACCCCTCAGTGAATGACAATAGCGGCCAGATCCTTGCCGCAGGACAGGTCGGTGCCGCGCAGGCCAATGCCCAGATGATGGGACAAATGGGAGAAAATATCGGCGGCGCGCTGCAAGCCATCGGCGGCATGTATGGCGAGATTGAAAGCCAGAAAGCCAAAGGCCGCGCGTTCAAGGACGTGTTCAAGGTCGTCTCGCCGTCTCTCGGTATGTCTATGGAGCAGCTTGAGTCGGTCGCTGGCGGGAAACTTAAAAACGACCGCGATTGGTTCAAGGCGTCAGAGATGCTGATGCCGATGATGCCTGCGCTGATCAATTCGCAGCTTGGGCAGCAACGCATGGAGCAGGCTCCCGCGCTGCAGGATCAGCGCACAAACGACCAGCGCGACATAATGTATGAGCGCGAGCGTCTGCAACGTGAGCGCGAGGTGATGAACACGCCGCAGGCTCCTTCACCTGTTGCTGTTCCGACAGCAATGCGCCGATTCAACCAACCATCGACTCGCTAATTTATGTCTAAGCGTAACCGACTTCCAGATCCGGTGGAGCCTCCGCTTCCTCCGTATGACCCCAGCGACACCAGCGTGTCCAACTCGCTGGCCGAAATGGACGCTGGCTATGCGCCCCCGATGAGCGATGAATACATGGACACCGCACCGGAAGATGTCGTCAACGATGTGGCAGAGCAAGCGGAGGTGCGTCGCGCTGAACCCGCCGAGCGTCGCGTCACTTCGTCCACGATGGATCTTTCGTTCATCAACAAGCTCAACGATCCAAACCTGACCGAAGAGCAGGCCACAGCGGAATACAACAAGCTGCCGCCCGCGTTGCGCTACGTCTACGACCGCGTTGCTGACTTTTCGTACAACAATGAAGGCAGCGAGACTCCGGCGCAGCTAGACCCGCGTGATGCCAACCGGTGGCTCGATGAGTTCTACGAGCGCGAGACGAAGGCCAAGCCGGAAGACAAGGCCAACAAGCCGCTCGGCCCGCGCGAGCTGCAGGTCGCCATGGATGACGTGGCGCTGATGCGCAACACGATTGATGCCATCAAGAACCATGAGGGAAGATCCAAGGCGCTCGGATACCGCGGACCTTTCAACGTCGCTGCGCCTTCCTATTGGGGTGGTGTGGTCGATCAAGAGACCGGAAAGCAGCGCCCCGCCGCGGGAACTGCCGCCGCTGGATTCTCCAGCCTGATCGACAGCTCGCGCGCCAAGGTCTTCCTGCCGGTCATCCAGCGTATGCGTGGCTTCGGCTCGATGCAGGTGCGCGAGGCAGAGGCGGCGGTCAATTCGGCCAACCGTCTGTCGCTTGAATTGAGTGACTCCGACTTCGGCGCCGCTTTGGCAGAGGTTGAAGACTTCGCCGACCGCTTCGAGGCGAGATCGAAAGGTGTGCCGGTGGAAGAGATCAAGGCCGCAAGGACCGGAGGCCAGCCACAATCCGGCGGCGCCGCACCGGCTCGCAACACATTCGTTTACGACGGCTCTACCTACGAGCGCCTGCCGGACGGAACCGCCCGACTTATCGAATAGCACGACATGCCGCCAAAAATACTCACGGCGGAACAGGTCGCAGAGATTGATCGGCAGCAGCAGAAGCCGGTCAATTGGAGCGCCGTAATTCCGCAAAAGGAAGACGTTCTGACCGCCCGCGTTAACCGCGAGGCGGCGCGTCAGGATGCTCCCCCTATGCTGACGGCCGAGCAGGCTGACGCTGCAGAGGCGCAGAACAGCGTGGCGGCTGAGACGTCTTTTGGCCGCGCTATGGGCGCTCGCCCTGACCGCTCGGTCGGCCCTCAAGTCCCTGCCCCCAAGAGAGTGCTTTCCGCCGCGGAGGTAGACCAAGCGGACTACGAGCGGGTCGGCGACATCTCTTACATTCCCACCAAGGACGAGTGGAAGCGCTACAGCGAAGTGCGCCAGCGCCGCGATGACAAGGTCGGCAAGTTCATCGAGGCGGGCCAAGCAATAGCTGGTGGTCTTGTTCAAGCGGCGGCGGCGACCGCCTATGCACCCTTTGACTTTGTAACCCGCGGCACCAAAGCCTACGACGAGTGGGTCAATTCCTCCGCGGAAGGATTGCGTCAGGCGAGCATCAGCACCGCAGAGCTGTACTCATGGGCCGGTGATATGGTCAATGACGGCGTCCGAGAGACCGAGCGCGTCAACGTGATCGACAACCAACTGCGCCAGCGACTTGCCGCGGAGAACAAGTTCACCGGCAACGCTCGGGCGGATGCTCAGATTTTCGCTCAGGCCAGAGAGCGGGCCATGGCGTCCGGTGCCTACGAAAAGACGCGGGAGCAGGAAGCGAGCGACGAGGACACCCAATACCAGCGCTTCATCCGCGACCGCTCGTTCCAGCAGCAGGCGGCGAACGTCACCGAGACCAACATCGGCACGCTGCCGGATGGCCGCGCGGAGATGGGCATCGATGAGTCGAAGCTCAACGAGGGTCTAGTGCTTGGCAGCGCACTTGTTTTAGATCCCCTAAACATTGCCATTCCGGCGGGCCTTGGCGCCGTCAACAAGGTCAGGTTGCTACGTCGCGTTGGCAGTCTCGCGGGCACACCGCTCAAGGGTGCGTCGAAGGTTGCCGGTTACGCGGCAGGCAAAGCGGAAGGATGGTACGGCAAAATCGTTGACGGAGTTGAATCCGCAACCGGCCTGACCGGCTCGCAGCAGATGTCCGCCCTGAGCAGTGTTTCATTCAAAGCGGCGGCGGCGATGGCTGCGCTGAAAAAGTCAGGCGCCGTTCTTCGGGCAACCGAGCGCGGACTAAAGACCGGCAGCATCCTCGCCCGCGAGATCGGCATCGGCGGTGTCGGTGCATCGCGCGTTGAGGCGGCGAGCAAGCTGCGCAGCGCTCCCATTCCTGAGCGCTACCGCCGTGCCTACGATGGCTTTTTCACCTCCGCGGACAGCACGCTGCGCCGCGTCAGCGAGACGCAGGGACTTTCGCCCATCGCCCGCCGGTCGGCCGCAACGCTCGACAAGCTGGGCGCCACGCAGGCATTCCGACTGGCCGACGACGCAGTGAGCGGAGCTGTAGCGACGGCGCCCATCGCTGTGCCGCTGGCAGCCATTGCACCCGAAGAGCGCCAGCCGGAGATCCTTGGCGCGATCATGACTGTCGGCGCCGGTGCCGGTGTGATCGGCGGCAAGATGCGCCGCATGTCGGAGTTCGATGACGCATTGGTAGCCAAGATGCTGGCTGACGCGGAGATCTCCGGCGGCGACGCCACATCGATGGCCAACATGATGCCGCACGACAGGCTCGTCAACATGGCTCGCATGCAGTCGGTCATCTCGCCCAAGGCGGACTTCATTCCCCTGCGCGCTACGGACTACGAGATCAACACCACGGTCAAGGAAGCCATGGGTCTCGGCACGCGCGGCATCTATGTTGACGCCAAGAAGGGCCAGCGCCCGCGGATCTTCGTTAACCTAGACAAGATGGCGACCGGCGACGTGGCTGGCCATGAGATCGGCCACGCCATCCTCAAGAGCGACATCCTCGGCGGCGAGGTGAAGCGCGGCATGCGGGCCATGGTTGACCAGCAGTATGGCACCGATGGAGTCGCCGCCCGCGGACGCGAATACGTCACAGCGAATCTCACGCAGGAAGTGCGCGACGGCACAACCGGTATCCAATTGAACGTGTTGCGCCCCGATGAGGTGACGCGCATTGCCGCGGCCGGTGGCGACGAAGCGGCCGAGCAGGCGCTGAAGAATGAGTTTATCCGCGAGCGCTGGGCCAACGACACCGACTGGCGCAAGCAGGCCATCGAGGAGCGCGCCGACATGCTGAACCAAGAGCGCTTGGCGCAGGGCGAGATCTCTTGGGACTGGGCGCGCGACGAGATTGCCGCGGAGACATTCAGCGGGCTTGGCAAGGGTCTCAACCTTTCCGGCGTTCGTGCCAGTGGTCCGCTGAGTCGCGCGGTTGGCGCTGCCTCTGCAGGCTTCGAGGCCATGGGCGCTCGGATGCGCGGCAACGGCCGACTGGAGACACCCAACCGGCTCTTCGTGGAAAACCCGCTCTTCGACACGCCGGAGATGCGCAAGGCGGTCAACAACTACGTCAAGACGTTCGACCGCTATCTGGTCGGTCTGGAAAAGGAAGGCTCCGTCAAACAGCGCGGCACGCCGATTGCGCCGACCGGCAAGGCCAGCGATGCCATCCGCAGTCCTCACACTCGCCTGCACAAGAACGGCAATGTGGTTGAAAACGATTTGTTCTTTCAGCGTCCAGACGGAACAGTCGTTCCTAAGTCACAGCAGCAGATCAATACGCAGGACAAGTCGCGCGCTGCCACGATTAAGTCGATCAATGACCGGACCAAGTTCGTTAACGAGAACAGCAACGAGTGGGGCGCTCGCAAACTTAGCAATGGCCGCGTCGAAGTTGGCGGACCCAACCTGCCGCCCCAGTTCGACTACTTCATCCAGATACCGGAGTACCATCGCAATCTCGTTCGAGAGTTTGAGGCCGGACGCGCAGAAGGTCGCAGCTATTTGTATTCCATCAACGTCATCGGCAGCCGCGACTCAGGAACGTACAAGGTCACAAACTACGGCAACATCGAGGCCAAGACCGGCGAGATGGTTCCCTTCGGTGCCGCCGTCTCGACCAAGAATCATGTGCTGATCAAGGCGATTGACCTTAACTCGTTCCGCGCTTCGGCCATCCGCGCTATCGACAACGAGCAGCTCGGCGAGTTTGGCAATGACCTCCGCGCGGTGGAGACCGGCTTAAAGCAACTTCTCAGCAACTACGAGAACGGCGTTGCGGGCGAGACAGGACTAGGCGTGACGCGCAAGAACATCCTCAACGGATTGCTGGGCACCGGCACGGTGATGCAGCGCCAGAGCAACCCCGCTTGGCACACGCTGAACAACCAAGGCAGCGTCCGCACGTTCCGTCTGGACCGCATCAACTACGCGGAGCCATACGGCACCGGCTACTTCCCGCACTACAACAAGATCAACATCAACGCGCTGCCGGACGACGCCGGTCGCATGTCTCTGGATCAATACGGACAGTTCGACGCCGACCGTAAGGCGGCTTGGATGAACAAGGAGGCGGTGAAGCGCGGCTTTAGCAACGCAACCAATTGGCAAAACGCAGACGCGCAGGGATTCCAAGCGGCGGATGGGCAGTATCGGCAGCAGTTTCCGGCGGGCGGTGCGGCGCAGCGTGGGAGCGCTATGCCAGATGCTACAACCACATCAAAGGCTGCTAAAACGCTGGAAGACCTCAAGCGCACTTCGTTCATTCCTACCAAAGTAGCGTCTGATGTTCTTGGAGGGTTTCCAGAATATCTAAAGCCGGTTGCGCAGTTTATTGCAGATCAGCGCGGCAAGCTCGTCGAGGGCAAGATGAACATGCGCGACATCACCAAGGCTTATGTGATGACGATTGCTTCGCAAGGCTCTGGAGCGAGAGCCGTTGAGGTTATTGCCAGCAACTTGGCCAAGAAGGACATTCCATTTGCCCCCACTCAGGAGTTTTTGACCACAGACAAACAGGGGCGCGCGGCAATTCGTCCCGAAGAAGCTGCCGCCTATTGGCTTGGCACCGAAGCAGGACAGCGCGCCCTCAACAACGCGGAGAGCGGCGTGTTTAATCCCAGCGACTGGCAGGAGATGGTCGCTCTGCGCAAGGCATACGGAGATGACAGGTTTGCCACTGTGCGCGCATTTTCGCCGGAGAACATCGCACGCATTCCGCAGGTTCTTGCCGATATCAATGCAAGCCGCGGCAACACCGACGCCGTATTGACAGCCGTACAAAAGCTCAACGGAATTTCTACAGGCAAGAAGGGCTTCATTTCACACCTTCTCGGCATTGGCGACGTGCCGACGATTGATGCTGTGGAGATCAATTTTTGGCTGACCGGAAAAGGAGACGTTGGGAAGCTCAACACTAAGCGCGCCGACCTTGTTCGCCGCGTCAAGGAGTCGGTCAGCGACAGGCGCGTCAGCGAGGAGTTGTTCCGGCGCATTGACAACCGCATCAACGGATTGCGCGATCAGGTGCAGGGAGGGGCTGAGGTCGATCCAGAGGTCTGGTCGCACGTCATGCATCACTGGCTTTGGGACAAGGCCAAGAAGATCGAGACGACACACGAAGGCATGTACAGGGCGCAGGCCAGCTTTTTGCCGGACACCGTCATCAGCGACGAAGGCGGCACCGTCTGGCGCACGCTGCAAGAGGCTCCTGTTATTACGCTCAAAGACCTGCGCGGGAGAAAGGTCTTTGCGTCCTTCGCGGACCTTACAAGCGCGGGCAAGTTGTACAGGGGTATTGATTCAAGCGAGGTGGCTATACCGGTGCGAACACACGGCGGACCAGAATGGCCGTTGCTACAAGCAGAGCGTGTTGGCGAGGAAACCAACGTGTGGTCTAATCAAGGCGCCGGAGTTTCAACAACCAAAGCCAAGCGCGCAGACGAGGGCGCAATCATGCTCGTCGCGGCCATGCACAAAAACGCGCACGTCAGCAACACGGAAACGTCCACGGCGGTCATTGCAACAAACGCAGCCTATGCGCGCGATGGAAGAATTGCCGGAGACAATTTGCAGCGCCTCGATGACATGATTCGCGCGGAGATGCCTGACTTTGTTGGTATCGAGTCGCCGGACGTCATGGCGTACGTCAACAAGCTACCGTTCCAAGGAGAAAGAAGCAGAAGTCGCATCGCGCAGATTCTCGGATCGAAAGAAGCCGAAGCTCTGGGGGCGCCAAACTTGCAGCGCATATTGGACGAGATGCGCTCCTCGGAGTTTGACGGACTACGGATCGGCGACGCGGTCATGGCTATCGAGCTAACGGCGGGCGCTCCGGTTCTTAAGCTCGGAGAGAATGGAACGCTGAAGCATCCATCTTATCAATACGCCGTGCGCGGAAGAGTTCTCGGCCGATTCGCGCGCCCCATTAACGTCGAGACGATCTTCGATGACTTTTACGCGCAGAGAAGGGCGCAGGGTAAGCCGCAGCAAGGAGACAGACGCGCGCTTGACTTGGCAAAGCCTGTGCAGGTGATCACTGACGCTATTGCTGACAGGATTCCAAGCACCGCATACACGGCGATCAAATCTCCGCGGCATGCGCAGCTTATCAACATGGCCGTCAACGATCAGTGGCGCTCTACCTCGGCAAGCGTGAAGCAGGGAGGCGTTAGTCCGGCAGACATTGTTAGCGCGCTGAATGCATCTCCCGCCAAAGTGGCTCTTTCTAGGTATGATCTAAAAACCCTTAGCGGCAAGGTGCGCGCAAAAGAGCTTGAGGTCTTCCAGCTAGGCGACTCCGGCGTGTACTTCGGAGTGCGGAAGGGCGATCCGGCGTCAGACTATGGTCTGGCTCCAGATGCGTATGGCTTTGGGCCGGATGAGCGCACGCTGACGCTGGTGATGAATAACGAGCGCAAGGCCGGAGGAATGGCCGACGCCATTGTCGTCAAGGCGCTGCAAAATGGTGTGACGGCGCTGGACTGTTTCGCCGTTAAAAGCGGCAGGTCTCCGAGTGGATTTTTGCCAGAGCTTTACGAGCGCTTTGGGTTTCAGAGGGTTGGAGAGATACCATTTGATCCTTCTTTTTACTCGAAAACCGAGCTTGCGGATCTGAGGAAATACTGGAAGAGTACAGGGTGGGACGAGTCGGCAGGAATGCCTTCAATCGTCCTGATGAAATGGAAGGGAACTAATGAACAAAGACCAAAAAGCCTACGAGAACTTGTTGGCCAAAGTTCGTCAGGTGTTCGCCAAGGAGATAAACGAGGGTCTCTATTCCGAGACGCAGAAGGATCTTCTGGACGGCTTCCTAGACGACGCGGTGGCTCGCAGCGGCGGACCGGACAAGGTGACGCTGGAGCAGGTCAAGGGGTGCAAGGATCTGATGCAGGAGTGCGGCTTGGCCGCGGCATCCTAGGTCCGGTTGAGGAGCTGATCGGATTGTCTCCGGCCGAGCTGCGCAACCTCGGCATTCAATAGCTGCATAACTTTTCAAGCATTCCGCAGGGAAGACTCTAACGTGTCGCGCTCGGTGCGAAGCCTTGGACAGACCCCAAGTAGGTGATCTGATTATGGCCCAAGGCAAAGAGCGCTGCTTGATAAATTTGCTGTAGCACAGACGACAGTCGGTAGCGCTCCGACCGCCGCCGGTTGTAAAACCGTCAAAAACGGCACTGCCAGATAAGGTGCCAGAGTGCCCGCCAACCCGCATGAATGCTGGGTCCGCAGATGATTACAAATCAGGTGCTCTACCAGCTGAGCTATACCGGCGACTCTCAAATTCCAGAGAAAAAACCTGTCCGCACTTGTCCGCATGTATCCGAGTGTGGCATGTCGTTTGGCAGACAATCGGCCAAGATTTGCCAAACTTGCCAGCCAAACTGACAAACTTTACTTGCGATGATTGGAAATCCGGTGCATTGGGTGAGGCATGGAAACCACTCACCCGATTAAATCCAGTTCGATCAGCGGCAAACTCTACAAGACCGATGCGTCGCCCTTTTGGCAGCTCCGGTTCCACCACCCCAGCGACCGCAAACGCAAGCGCATCAGTCTTGGTACAGAAGACCTCGCGCTGGCGAAGGCCCGCGCCAAGGTCATTCTTGACGACACCGCCGCCAAGGGACTTGAAGCCCTGCGCGATCACGCGCGGCGCGACACATCTGAGTCGATTGGGAGAGCGATTGCGCATTACGAGAAGTTCAGCAAGATCATCAGCACCCGCGACAATGTCAATTGTATGCTCCGATTCCTGCGATGCGCGCTTGAGATCGAGGACAACGAGGTCATCAAGCAAAAGCCGCTTTCCATCCTCACGCCAGCCCTCATCTCCAAATACATGCGGAACTACAAGGGTAGCCCCTACTCCGTCCGTACTAACCTAGCTTCGACCCGCGCCATTTTCGCCCACAGCCTCGAATGGGAAGGCTTTAATTTGCCCGACAACATTTCCAAGTTCTGCGAGGCGACAACAGGCATGAAAGCGCCAGTCAGCACCTTTGTCCGCATCGCGCCGGAGATTCTCGACAAGATGGAAGAAAGGAGCGCGGCAATCGGCGACTCCACGCGCCGCGCGTATTTACTAACTCGATACCTCGGTATGACCCCCTCGGAGTGTGCCGCCGCCCGCAAGTCATGGATCGAGGACAGAGAGGACCGCAAGGTGATCGTCATTATCGAGCGGCCAGAGGAAGACGTGACGCTGAAGACCGGACACAATCGCGGTCGAGTCATGTCGCTTCCGAAGTGGATGTCCGCCGAGTTGCTAAATGTCGAGGGCGACTACTTAATCACCGGCAAGACGTTTGAGACGCGCAAACGATTCATGGAGCGGTTTTTCAACGCATGGGTCCGCGAGTTCATCCCCGACCGGCGCTCTGCAGCCTACGAGCTGCGCCGCCAAGCCGGTTCCGACATGTTGAACGCGACCGGCAAGATCTCGCTCGTGCAGCACATGCTTGGCCATACGAGTCCGCAGACGACCGCTAGGTTCTACGCGGTCTATGACCGCGAGGTGGACGTCGCGTCAGTATGGGATAAGTCCACCAATTAGACATGTCCGGCGCGACGTGTCGAAGAAACGCCGAAATTTAGACATATGCCGCTTCCATGCGGCAAATGTGCGCCTCAATCGCCGCAACTTTTTCGGCGTATGGCAGGACATCGAGTTCTAGGCAGGCGTTGCGTACGCAGCCGTCGCTCAGGCACAGGCGGCGCATCATCGAGAACAGCTCCGGCGAGTCAAAGACGCGACCGGCGTGGCGCAGGCCGGACCATGGAAAGGTGCCGGTGGCGAAGTAATCGTGGCGCATCATCGGACCTGCAGGGTTTGCGCGGTCTGTGGCGCCTTCGGTTGCGTCGCCGAGTACCAGTGCGTGTAGCGCGGAACGCGCAGCAGCAGGCGAGACGGCACGCGGGAGCCGGAGGGATACAGCGCCTCCTCGTAGCTCTGCGTATCGTGCGGGACGTACGCTTGGAAGCGTGTCGGCTTCTGCCAGTTGCCAAACTTGTCGGCGACGACCTTGAGCTGCAGCGGTGTGGTGCCGACATACTCCGCGTTCATGTAGATGACGGCGCCGGTCGGAATGCTGCGGATGTCAATCGTCAGGACCGGCAGCGCCTGCTCGGTGTTGTAGTCGTTGGGTGTGGCGGCACAGCCTGCCAAGGCCAGCGCGAGGATGGCGAGCGGTCTCATGCGACCTCCTCGATGGGCAGCATCAGTTGCGGGTCCGCGGCCTCCTTGCGGGCGAGCTGCACCATGTGCGCGTGGCTGATGACCAGCTCGGTCAACTTGAGCGCCGCCTGCAGATCGTAATCATGGTCCGCGTTGAACGTGGCCGCGGACTGCGCGATGGCGTGGGTGTTGAGGGTGGTCATTTTGTTTGAACGGTTGCGCCAAATAAGTCGCGCAGGTTTGCGCCGCGCCAATGCACTCGATCTTCAAAGCCAAAGATTCCGGCATTAACGCGAACAGGCGTGTAAATGTACCAGCCGTCTATGCAATCGCATATGCGTGCATTTTTCCCAAACTTGTCGCGGATTCTTTTTTCGTAGTGCCGCGCCTCGTTCAGTCTTTGCAATTTTTTATTCATGACGATTTACGCAGCCCTCCGGTTCAAGACAGGTATCTCCGAGTTCGCCGAGATGGCAACGCACTTCGGCTTGGCCTTCACGGTCACCGTCTGGCCCATCAGGGTGGTGAACGTGCGGGGTTCGACCGGCAGCGCAATGTAGGCTGCCGTGGGTGTGACGCGCTCGACGCGCACCGGTCGGCCGTCGTAGCGGACGAGGTCGCCGGTGCGGAGGCGGGTGAGTTGCTGGTTGAAGTTCCAGCGGATGGTGGGCAGCGAGCGCTGGTGCGGAACGCGCCGCTCGTTGTCGTAGTGGGCATGCACACAATGCGTTCCATCCGGCGTGTGCCCATTGTAGTGCGCGCGGCCGGACGAGAACTTCGTGCTGCCGCCCTCACGAATCCAAGCGATCACATCCTGCGCCTGCTCCTCGGTTGCGAAGTAGATCCACTCCCAATTTCCACCGCCATCGCGGGAGATGTATTTGTGCGGGCATTGGTCTTGTTGCGCAGCCGTGGTGTTCGCTGCGTCCGTTGTGGTGTATGTGTTTTGCATAACAGTGAGGACTTTAGAGGACGACTGTGGACGTGTCAAATAAATATTTTGAGGCGGGTTCCCCTGCCCCGACCGGCGCCGCCGCCGACTTGGCGGGGCGCTTGGCAACGGTGCCGGACTTGGTGAGCGTGGACTGGTATGCCAGCGCTGTCCGGCGCAGGTCCGCCCTCTGCTCGGCCGTCAAGGAGAAGCGCGCCCTGCTTTGCCCAAGAAAGCCGCCCTGCGTGTATTTTTTGCCGTCCTTGAACACGGCGTGAACGCGGACGCACTTGAGGTCAGGCGAAGAGATGTGTCCGGCCTCCGCGCCGGTCAGGTGCTCAACTGACTCAACCTGTGCCCAGCCAGAGGGCATGCTGAATGATCCGGCCGAGACACCCTCCGAAAAGATCCAGTCACCGGCTTGGAAGTCTTCGAGCGGCTTGCGGCGGCGCTCGTCCAGCCACGTCTGCGCAGCGCGGCCGCGTTTGGTAAGCGTGGCCCCGCGGCCGTGGCACTTGAAGCACACGCCGCCGTAGACGGAGTACGGCATGCGTCCGTCGCCGCCACAGCGCGTGCAGGTTGTGTTTTCAAATAGCAGCTTGCGCTGCGCCGGTTGGGTTTGTGTGTTCATGTGGTGTGGTGGTTAGTGGTTGTGCGCGGGGATTGGACCCGCGCGGGTTGAATTAGGCAGCGAGCGTTCCGAGTTGTTTGCGGTTTTTGAACCACTTGCGACCATCCTGCGTCTTGGGGATGCGCAGGTTGTTATCGATGCGAATCTCGTCACCGACGATGTGGGCGACCGAGAACGGCGAGTCGCTGAGGCAGCTCATGAAAGGCTCGAACTTGTGGAGCAAGTCGATGTCCGCGCTGTAGACGTAGTAGACGTCGCCATTGTCGAGCACCGCCGCTTGGCTGCAGTGGCGGTCGATGTCGGCAATCGTGCGCTTGGCTTCGGCAGGATTGTAGCTGAGGTCCATGCCGCTGGCGGCGACTGCGTCAGCGAGCTTGGTGTGGTGGCTTTTGATTTGGTGTGTGGTGTGTGTATTCATTACAGTGAGGACATTAGCGGACATCTGTGGACTGCACAAGGAATATTTTAGCCCTTACATGAAAAAGTGCCTTTTACTCTGTAAATCAGGCCAAAAAAATTACTGCTCGGCGAGAAACTGCTGCAGTTTTTCCTGCGTTTGCTTGAGGTGCCGCACCGTCATGCCTCGGAACTGGTCCGTGAGCGGCCCTCCGAATGCCTCCTCGCAGTCGAGAAAGAATTCGAGCGCCATCTGCGCATACCGGTTGTTGCTCACGCGGTGCGCGGGCGCAGCTCGCATGATTCTGGCGTGTAGCGTGGGCAGAAGCGAAACCGTGACGCGCTTGCTGTCGGGACGTGCTGCCCTTGTTTTGGTTTTCATACGTCCGCAAACGTCCGCCCAAGTCCTCACGATGTCAACACCGGCCCATGCGCCGGACATGGGGTCTTCACCCTATGACGCACGCCCCCCAAAAAAAAGATTTGCACGCCGGTCCGCATTGTGTGCACCTTTGCATACGCCATTACTTTTATGACCACACCTCTTGTACTAACTGTCACCGAAGCGGCCAAAGCTGTCCGCTGCCGCCGCACCGTCCTCGAAGACTTCATCCGCACCGGAGAACTCACCGCGTTCTCGGTGGGCGGACAACGAGGGACGCGCATCTCTCACCGCGCGCTCGAAGCCTTCATGACCAAGCGCGCCCTGCGCACCAGCAAGTAACCTTTATGACAAACACACCCACCATGCTCGAAGCACTGAGCTACCTCACCGACACGACGTTTGTGTCCGTCGTCGCGCTGACGTTCAGCGTGTTCCTCGCCCTCGAAGCCATCAACCGCATCGGAGGACGGTCATGATCGACATGAGCTACTACCAGCAGGAGATGTGCGAGTGCGGAGACCCTGAGTGCCTCGGCTCAACGCACGTCGCCGCGGCGATGGTGCAGACACTGCCGGTCCTGCGCGCCCCCATGCAAAGACTGCTCAACGAGCGCGACGAGGCGCGCCGGATGTGCGAGGTGCTGGCCGCGGCGCTGCCGGACCTAGCGCACGTCACGACCTCGCCCAAGGCGATGGCCGCGGCGAGCAATGAGATCCACACCGCGCTGCTTGCCTATGTGAAGCTGCGCAAGGGTTGGGATGAAGGGAGCGCGAAGTGAGCGACGCCGAGCGCATTCAACAGCTCGAAGCGCGACTGCGCAACACCGAAGAGCAGCTCACCACCTACAAGGACAAGATCGACAAGGACGATTTGATCCGCTGCCTGCGCGCATCCCGCGACAGCTACCGGAACGAGACCATTCAACTCAAGGACAGGATCGCTGACCTTGAGCAACAGAACGACGGACTGCGCGACGACAACATGAAGTGCGACGCGATGATGCGAGAAGCCCGCAGTGAGAGCCGCGACCTAAGAGCGCAGCTTGTCCGCGCCGCATGTGGCGAGATCAACCGGCTGCAACGCATGGAGGTCGCAGCATGACGACCGCGCACCGACTCACCCACCGCGCCAAGGCGTTCAGCCTTGAGACCTACGAGAGCAGCTCCCGCTGGCGCTCGAATGCGGCCATGGCCATGGATCGCGTGAGCGACGGCACTGAGATCCTTGCCGACCTCGTAGACCATGTCTCGCGCGCTTTCCGCAAGGGACGCGCGTCCGCTCACCTCACCCGCAAAGAAGCCTACTTTGCGGCGCACGCATCCGGTCGCCGCGAAGCCTTCATGAGTGGCTACCGATTTGCCCTGAGATACCAACGCCCAAGCCTAACCCCACATGAATATCGGAAAGAAAACTAAGACCTATCGAGGTGCCGCCCCAACGGTGCCTGCGCACATCATGCTAGTCATCGCGCAGCGCATTTGGAGGAAGCGTCGCCGTGGCTGACCTCGGCTTCATCTTCATCGGCTTCGCCGCGGGTATGCCTATTGGCGCGCTCGCCGCGTACGGCTTCATGTTCCTCTGGGCTATCCGGTGCGGGCGCGAGGAGGACGCGGAGTGACGACGAACAGCGTCAACCCGAAGACCGGCCTGACGCGGTATCCCGCGGCGCTGTGCTACTGGAACACCAGCGGCAAGCGCTGGGTGATCCAAAGCCGCGTGCAGGAGCTGTCCAGCGCGCTGCGTCGCATCAAGGGCGCGCGGCGCTTCGGATACGCCATCATGGGCGGTCACCTGACCCTCTGGGCGATGGATTGCACCGCGGCCAAGGCCAAGAGCGTGATCAGGGGTCTGACCAAGATTTTGCGCGACATCTCAGCGCAGAACGCACCGGCTAAAATCAAGCAGGAGCCACTTTGTTTGAGCGGCAGGGTAGGAGGAGCGAAATAATCATGGGAAGACCTAAAACACGCAGCAAGCCGAAGGGCACAGCGAAGAGCACGAAGCTCATCGAGGCGGAAGACGGACGCACCATCGTGAGCGTCCAAGGCCACACCGGAGAAGACGTCCCACCGGCCAAGGCCGCGGAGATCCTCGCCGCCCACGTCGCCGGTATGCCCGCCACACGCATCGCACGCGCTTTCAACACGTCCTACCACACCATCATTGCCCTGATCCGCAACCGACCAGAAGCGCTAGAGAAGGCACGCCAGACGGCAGCCAACAACTGGAAGACGCTCGCAGCCGTTGGCACCGCCGAATTGCTTGATCGTGTGCCGGATATGAAAGACCACGGCTTGGTCATTATGTCGGCAGTGGCGACCGAGAAGGCCGAGCTACTCTCAGGCGGCGCCACGCAGCGCGTCGAGCATGTCACGGCACCGGCCGCAGAGGCTTGGGATACGTTCGTGGCCGGACTCAAGGCGCGTGGCGATGTGGTGGATGTGGCGTTTGAACCGGTCGAGGTGGGCGGAGACACGCCCCAAAAGACCGCTTCCGCCCTCCCGCCGGTCAACTCCACCCCGAAACCGGAGATCATCGATGCTGATGTTCAACGACTTACGCTATAACCGAATACTATGTCCAGAATGTATAATGGAGCCACAGCGATTAACCCCTCGCACATTCCTCTGTACAGAGGGGGGGGAGGGGGTCTGACTTGATTTTTTCTTCGCAAACCCCCGACCGGTAAGCCCTCGCAAAATTTTTCACAAAAACACCCATGCAAAACCTCATCGAAAAAGCCAAAGCCGCCTTCAAGCCTCAACCCCAACCCGCCCCCAAGCCAGCATCCGGTCCTAATCCGGTGTCCGAACAGGTAGCCGCCCTGCCGGTCGAGCCGGTGACGGCCGCAGAGCCGAAGCCGGAAGCCAGCCTAGTCGCCGCCCCCAAGTCCGCCAAGGAGCTGGCCGAGGAGACAGCGCGGCAGGTTGGTTTCCGGCAGGGCGACGAGTTCGCCAACATCAGGCTGTGCAAGGCTCAGACCCCGCGGAACTCGCACATGCTCTACATTGAGAACCTTCCGAACTGGTCAGAGCGGGCGATTTGCTGGGTGAAGGACGCTGAGAGCTGGAAGCCGGTGTGCCCGCCGCATGACAAGCTGAAGGTTAAATACACCGGCATGGCGAACGCGGACGGCGTTTTGATGTTCGAGTCGTCGGACATCTCGAAGCGCAACCGTCTCAGGAGGGCACAATGAGCGTCGCCGCGACCTCTTACGTCTGGGAGAAGAGCGCGGCGGAAGGCGCCGACCGGCTGGTGCTGCTCGCGCTGGCTGACTTTGCGGATGAGTACGGCAACTGCTTTGGATCTTGGGGCAAGCTGTGCAGCAAGACGCGCTTGGCTCGCTCAACCGTTGCCCGCTCTTTGCGCCGCCTGCAGGATTTCGGCGAGCTGGCCATGGTCGAGAAGGGGCATCGCCGCATCGCCGGAAACGGCTCCGAGGCGACCGTTTGGCGCATTGTCGGACTGGCGCCGGAGATAGGTGTCAAATTGAGACGGGTCCAAAATTTGGACCCAAGTAGTGTCACGATTGGACCCAAGGAGTGTCAGAATCGGACCCCAACTATAAGTAACAATAAGGAACATCTATTAGGTGACACTCCGGCGACTCCGTCGCCTTCGCATCCTCCCAAAAAGGACGAGGCAGCAACCGGCGCCCCCGAACCTAAACCGCGCAAGGCCAAGGTTCCGGTCGAGGTTGTCGGCCCCGATTCGCTTCCCCTACCCCACTCCGGCTCCGGCTTCCACAAATGGTGGGGCGAGTTTTGCGAATTTCGCACCGGCAAGATCCGCGGGCGAAACAACCCCATGACGTTGCGCGCCGCCAAGATCATCTTGGACGAACTGGCGACCGTCAACGAATGGCAAGCCGTCGAGGCGATCAAGACCGCCATCGCCTGCGCTTACGTTAAGCCCTACACCGACAAATACCGCGACAAGCGCGGAGGAGTGCATAACCCGCAGCCTCTGCCGCAGCAGACGTCCGGCCCCAGCGCCCTAGAGCGCAGCCTGCAGCGCGCGCGCATGGAGGTAGCAGCGTGATAAACCGGATGGCCGAGTTTGACCTGTCGGCGTGCCGCAAAGGCGAGATCTCCGAGCAACTGTTTGCGGTCGGCGCCATGGTCCGCGACTTTGAGATTTTCGCACCGCGCGGGCACTCACAGACAGCCGACCTGTGCATTATCAAGGCGGGTCAGCGCCCGCTCATGGTGCAGGTCAAGACCGCTTACTTTGACGGCGTGCGCGGTGAGTATTCTATAAACGTCGGACGAGGGCGCTCAAGCAAGTCAGCCTACCTAAAGGGCGACTTTGACATCCTCGCCGCTTACCTGCCGGATCGAAATCAGTTTGTGCTTTGGACGCTCGAAGATCTGAAAGGGCGCAAAAAGGTCCGCTACTCCCCCACAAGACATCGAGCACCCAATAACTGGGACTTGCTAGACGATGTTGCACAATCGCTAACTAATTCTAGGGGTATGACAGCCCCTGTCCCACCCCCTTCTTTATAGTTTCCCACATCATGAAAAACCGTAAGACCAAACCCAAGTCGTCTCAGCCCAAGCTCGCTGAATACACCATCAACATGGAAACCATCACCGCGTCCGTGGACGACGCCAAGGCCACCCTCGACGCGCTCTACCTGCTGCTCAACGCAGTCATCGAGCAGCTCGCCGCGGCGCAAGGGAGGGCCAAGAAGTGAACCCTGACCTAGTAGTCGGCGAGATCGGCTTCGGTAGCAACTTCGGCTCCTCCGCGGAGCTGGAGTTCTACCGAGCGGAGGACAAGCGCAACTCGGCCGAAATGGCCAACCTCGAAGCGGAGAAGCGCGAGCTGATTAAGCGCGTCAATCGGCTCAAGCTCGTCTTGAAGCGGTGCGCGGCGCTCTCTCCCGACGTCAGCGACGAGAAGCACGAAGCCCTGCTCGCCGTGGAGGAGCCGCTGTGAGCGCCGGAAAAGGCGACGCCCCGCGGCCGATAGACGGCTCAAAATACCGCGAAAACTGGGACGAAATTTTTTGCAGAAAACGCTTAAAAGTTGTTGCCCCTATGTCCGCATTTGTCCACACTTGCACGCATCAAGACCCACCGGCTGCCACCACGCCGAACGACGTAGAAACGGCAGCCGATGAGACCCGAACTTAAACAAACCCTGAAAAGCGTATGGCCCCATGTAGCAGACGATGTCATAGCGGTGGACGAAGCGTGCGACCGCTGGCTCAAGCGTCGCTACGAAATGCGTCAGCGACGGAGGGAGCGCAATGAGTCCGGTGCAGACTTTCATCTACCTAGCTTTCCTCGCCCTGCTGGTTCTCGCCGTGCTGGCAGCGAGTGATGACGACGACGACAACTTTGTATGAAAACCACCACCACCCCGCAAAGCCCAAACACCGAGAAGGCGGTCCTCGGCACACTCATGGCCGAACCAAAGCTCGCCGATGAGGTTGCCGGTCTGCACGCTGATCTTTTTTACACTCCGGCGCATCGCGCGATTTTTGATACTATCACCGAGATCCGCGCAGACGGCGGTGTGCCGAATATCATCGCGGTCACGCAGAGGCTCGACGCGCAGAAAAAGCTGATTTTTGTCGGCGGCGCCGGAGCTATCACCGAATTTCTTTTGCAAGCGTGCGGTGGTCTGGCCGCGCTTGAGTACCATGCCCAAACCTTGCGCGATCTGCACGGCCGTCGCTCGATTATCTCCGCGGCAGTCGCCATGCAAGCGGCGGCGCACGACATGGCCGCGAACGCCGACGAGGTGCTGCAGTCCGCCGGAGAGAGTGTCCTGTCGCTCAGTCTCGGCGCGCCGACCGACTCGATGCGCAGCGCGGCCGACATCGTGCCCTCGCTTCTCGAAGAGCTGGAAGCGCTGATGGACAACAAGCAGACGCTCGGCCTGCGCACCGGCTTCGCCGATCTGGATCAGGTGACCGGCGGTCTGCGCGGCGGCACGTTGACCGTCATCGCAGGACGTCCGGCCATGGGTAAGAGCGCGCTGATGATGAACATCGCGGACAACCTGATGCGCCGCAAGGTGCCGGTGCTCTACTTCAGCCTCGAAATGCCCGCCAATGAGTTAGCCGCTCGCGTAGTGTTGTCGCGCGCCAACACCAACACCGAGCTGGTCCGCAATGGATTTGTCGATCACGCCGGAAAGCGCCGCATCGGTTCCGCCGCTTTGGATTTTTCCGGTGAGCCTTTGTACATAGATGACCGCTGTGGCATGAGTCTCTTGGACATCCGCGGACGTGCAAGGTTGGCCGTTCGCAGGTGGGGCGTGAAGATTGTCTTTGTTGATTATTTGCAGCTCGTCTCGCACTCGAATGCGAAGTCGCGCGAGAATGAGGTCGGCTTTGTCAGCCGCGGATTAAAGGCCATGGCCATGGAGCTAGGCATTCCAGTGGTCGCCGCCGCGCAGTTAAACAGGCAAGCGGAGAACCGGCCCGACAACCGGCCGAAGCTCTCCGATCTGCGCGAGAGCGGCAGCATCGAACAGGATGCCGATCTGGTCGCTCTCGTTCATCGCCCCGCTTACTACGCGGTCGCCGACGAGGAGCCAGAACCACAGGACGCGGAGTTAATCATTGCGAAACACAGGGCCGGACGAACCGGCACCTTGAATATGACGTGGCGCCCCAGCCTGACGCGCTTCGACGCGAAGGCGCCGGTCAGCAACATCGTCTCCGCGCCACGCCTGACTGACGAGGGCAACAGCGTCTACGCACCGGACAAACAGCTCTGGGAGGCCATCAACGAATGATCAACTCCCGCCAGAAGGGCGCCTCGTTCGAGCGCGAGGTTGCCAAGGCTCTGACCGCTGAAGGTTTTTCGGCAAAGCGGGGCGCGCAGGTCTCGCAGGGATCTTGGGGGATCTCCGCACCAGACGTGATTGTGCCCTGCTTGCCGGACTGGCACTTCGAGTGCAAACGCCACGGCCGCGCGCGCTTCGACCTCGATGCGGCTATCGCTCAAGCCTACCGCGACGCCGAGCGCAAAAACTGTGCCGTGATCCATCGCAAGGATCACTGCCGCATGCTGGTCACCCTCACGTTCGAGGACTTCTGCGAACTCATGCGCCACAGCGATTTTCCCATCCAACCAAAAACACCAAACCCACATACACAAAATGAATAAAACCCTAACAACACCCGCGGGCGTCGCTCGCTATCCCAGACTCAACTCGCCGGACACCAAGTTCAGCGAGGAGGGCCAATACAAAGTAGACCTCGAAATGTCCGCCGAAGACGCGGAGCCGTTTCTCAAACAGATCGAGGCCATGTTCTCGGAGTTTGTCGCTGACAAAAAGCGCGAGCTGAAAAAAGACACGCTCAAGATCCACGCAGCGCCATGGTCCGAAAACGACGGACTGGTGCAGCTCAAGCTGAAGGTCAAAGCGACCGGCAAGAGCAAGGACGGCGAGACGTACACGCGCCAACCGAAGCTGTTTGATGCTTCCGGTCAGATCACCAACGAAAACATCGGCGGCGGGAGCAAGCTCAAGGTCGCTGTGGTGCCATACTTTTGGTACACCGCGTCGCTCGGCGCCGGAATCACCTTGCAGCCCAAGGCAGTCCAGATTTTGGATCTCGTCACTTGGTCTAGCGGCGGCACTGCCGAGGCTTACGGCTTCGAGGTAACTGAGGCGCCTCGCGCATCGGTCAAAACCGGAACCAACAACGAAGAGGTCGAGTGGTAGCCATGGCAACCACACGCAAAAGGGGGGCGGCAAAACGCCGCTCCCCTTCGGCCAAGGCCGCGGAGCCTGCGCCGGAGCGTTTCGCTGCAGACGGACGCAAACTCGTACGTTTGGAGAAGTTGAAAGCGCACCAGAAGTATATCCTCAAGGACGGCACGCAAGTGGTCGGCGCCTCGACCATCTCCAAGATCGGCGATGACCAGAGCAACTTGATCCACTGGGCATGGGGGCTTGGCAACAAGAACCAAGACTACCGCAAAGTGCGCGACCGCGCGGCCGACATCGGGACGATCACGCACTTCTTAATCGAGTGCTTTTTCCACGGTTGGGCGGCTGACCTCTCCGAGTTCGCACCGGCCGACATCGAGAAGGCGGGCGTCGCGTTCGCCAACTTCCTGTCTTTCTGGGAGGAGCAAGGTCTCACCGTGTTAGAACCGGAAGTGCAGCTCGTCAGCGAGGCGCACCTGTTTGGCGGCACGATCGACGCGCCGTCCGTAGACAAGGAAGGCCGCATTGTCTTGCTCGACTGGAAGACATCAAGCGGCATTTACCTGTCGCAAAAGCTGCAGCTCGCAGCCTATGAGCGCCTATGGAATGAGAACCGGCCGGAGCAACGTGTTCAGCGCCGCGCCGTCGTTCGCATCGGCAAGGAAAAGGCAAACGACCACAGCATCGAGTGGATGTTCTCTTCGGACAACGAGTGGGATCTGTTCAAGGCCCGCCTTGATCTGCACTACGCGAACCTCCGCTACAAGAAAGCCGCCTGATGCCTCGCCGCAAATACATAGCCATCATCCGTAGGAAGCTCGGCCGCGAAAAGGCGGACGGACTCACTATGGGTGATGGCCGCGTGTTCATTGATCCGCGGCAAAGCGGCATCAACGAGCTGGACACCATCGTCCATGAGTTGCTGCACGACTGTTTCCCCCACCTGAGCGAAGAGGCCGTCGCCGATGCCGCCGGAGTCATGGCGCGCAGCATGTGGCGCGACAAATGGAGGAGGGTCATGGAATGACGTCCGCAATCCTCATCGCCTTGGTCGGACTGGCTTACTTTGCCGTAGCCGTCGATCAATTCTGCATTCAGCACAACTTTTGGGCCGGTGTGGTCTGGTTTGGCTACAGCGTTAGCCAGATCGGTCTTTGGCACATGACCATCCGGCCATGATTCATGAGTAAATACAGTATTATGACAGACGAAATTGCCGAAATCGACAAGACCATCGCCCTGCTGAAAACGCAGCGCACCAAACTTGTCGCCGCGGCGGCAAAGAAGAAAGCGGATGCGTTGTGCGCGGAGATGCGCAAGCGCAAGCAAGCGAAATGAATTTTCTGATGGCAAAAGCGGGTTCGTGCAGGCGCGCATGGTGGTGTGCGCCTCGGAGCAAGCCGGTATGCCCAGCCCCACGGAGCACGACCAGTGGGGCGCCATCAAACTTTAGAGCGTCAGGGAATGCGGCGGACGTTGTGGTCTGGTCATTTCATCACCCCGCTCCTGTAACCGCATAAAACAGGAGCCGCTCTATGTATTTTGAAACCGAACAACACCGCGAGGTCGAGGCGCGCATGCTGCAGGAGGTCGCCGACAAATACGGCTACACAGTCGAGCGCTGCAGCAAGGCGTATCCGGTGGACGCCGTCTTCATGCGCAACGGCGTGGCCAAGCGTCTGGTCGAAGCGCGGCGCCGCTACAACTCGAAGGACGCATACCCGACGCTTTGGTGGAGCCTGCAGAAATACGTCAGCCTTTCCCAATACAGCCAGATCCTGCCGACCACGCTCATTGTCGAATGGACCGAGGGCATCTACGCGCTCGATATCACGCGCAAAGCGTATCCTGTTATTTATATGAGGCGCCCGAACGGCCGTTGCGCCGCGGACAATGAGCCGTGTGTAGACATACCGGTGTCGGACTTTAAGGCGGTCATCGAGCGACAATGATTAGCTGGTCACCATACCCCATGCGCGCCGAAGTCGCCGGTGTCGGCACCGCGTGGCTGCTCTACGTTCAGCCGCAGGGCGGCATGGCGAACGACATTTGGACTTTTGTGCCGGAGTCCACCGGCCAACCGCTGCACGTCCGCAGCGACCAGTTTCATTTTTCCGAGAATCCGACTTTAGACATAGCAACTTTGGGCGCTGACACGGCTTAACAAATCGGTTCTGGGAGGGACCGCGCGTCAACCAGTCAGCGCCCATTACATTTTAGAGGGGAGAGCGCAGCGGAGCCTGCGCAGGGGGAGTGAACGAACAGAAACAACGGTTTCAGCCGACCGAGCACCCTGTCATGAAGATCGACACCGATCTTCTGAGCAAATTGGGGCCGGAGGAAGGCTGGCAATATCTCAAAACGAGGGAAGAGCTGATTGCGCGCGAGGCGAGCGATCCGTTCCGCTTTGGTTATGTGCCGCCTATGTGGAAAAAGGCGAGCGAGCTGCTCGAAAAACATCGAGAAATTCTAATTCTTGGGGGCAACCGCAGCGGAAAAACGGAGTGGGCGGCGAAAGAGGTTATTAAATTGATGCACAGCAAGGCCGGAGCCGTCGTCTGGTGCTTTGCCGAGACATCCGCGACCAGTATCGAGTCGCAGCAGCCGCGTCTTTGGAAATTTATGCCCCCTGAGTGGCGTAATGCGCGCAAAAGTCAGGTGACGAACATAAGTTTCACGGTCAAAAACGGATTCAGTGAGGCCAAGTTCGTGGCCCCCAATGGCAGTATCTGCTGCTTCAAAAATTACGCACAGGATTTGAGTGTCATAGAAGGCGCCGAGCTGGACATGGCATACTGCGACGAATTGGTGGGTCTTGACCTGCTAGACACGCTGCGATTCCGACTAATTGACCGCAATGGGCGGCTCGCGGTGACGTTCACGCCGGTCCAAGGCTACAGCCCGACCGTCGCGTCCTACTTGAACGGCGCAAAAACAGTCGAGGACGCCGACGCCGAGCTGCTGCCGAAGCGCGCAGAGAAGGACGGCGAGCAAATCATCACCGGATACGAAAAGGTGCCGGTCCTGCAGATGAGCACGCGCAACCGGCCGGTGCTCTACTTCCACACGCGCGCCAATCCATGGGCCGGATGGTCTCGCATGCGCAAGGAGCTGCAGAACGAGACCCGCGAGCGGATACTTTGTCGCGCCTATGGTGTGCCGACCAAGGCCATCTCTGGCCGCTTCCCCCTATTCAATGAGAAGGTCCACGTCATCAGGCATAGCGACGTGCCGGAGGGTACGCGGTATCACTGGGTCGATCCTGCCAGCGGCAGAAACTGGTTTCAGCTCTGGTCCGTCCACGACTCGGCTGGTCGCTGCATAATTTATCGTGAATGGCCAAGCATGGATGACTACATCCCATCGATTGGCTTCGCAGGCGAGTGGGCGCTGCCGGATGGCAAGAAGATGGACGGAAAAGCGGGACCGGCGCAGAGCGACTTCGGTTTCGGCTTGGAGCGATACGTCGAAGAGATCAAGCGCGTCGAGAACGGCGAGAAGATCTTCGAGAGATACATGGACAGCCGTTTTGGCAACGCGCCGACGCTCGCGCGCGAGATGCCGACGACCCTAATCGATGAGATGGGCGAGCTGGGTGTGGACTTCCTCGCCGCACCGGCCGACTCGATTGACGAGGGCATCGCCATGGTCAACTCCATGCTGCACTACAACCCTGAGCAGCCGGTCAACGCGCTTAACCAGCCGAAGCTCTACATCTCGGAGCGCTGCAAGAACACGATCTACGCGCTGGCGACGTATACCGGAGCGGACGGCAAGAAAGGCGCGACGAAAGATCCGGTTGACTGCGTGAAATTCATCGCGCTCTCCGGCGCCGGAAACGTGGACGGCGAGACGCTCATGTCCCGCGGAGGAGGAAGCTACTAGTGGCCATCTCCGGTGTTGTTCCCCCGCCCCCGCGCGCGCGTCCTCCCAAAAGGCGCAGGGATGAGCCGCCTCGCTGTGGTGTCTGTACCAAGCCGCTTGGCATCGAAGACATCCACGGCATCGACAACCAGCTCGGTGCGGTCTGCCACGAGTGTGGCCCACACGTCGTCGCAGCCAACAGCATTATGTATCCGTTCTACATCTGACCTTATGTTCACAAAAACCAAAACCATACCGGTGGACCGCTATGCCGTGTCCGACAACTACGACCCCAAGGGCGCTCTCGCGTTCAGCCGCGAGCAGGCGCCCAATGCCTACTTGGCCGTGATGACGGAGCTGCAGGACCGCATCGCCGACGCCGTCACGCTGTGCAGCACGATGGCGACATCGAAGGAGGGCGGATACCTCGCACACGCCGCCGGTCAGCTCTGCGCGCTGCAGGAACTGTGGGACGCGCTCGAAGCTCGGCGCGCGGAATCACATCGGGTGGAGTAGTTTTTGCGCAGTAGTTAAAGCGTGGCTTGAACTAATCGGAACAAGGTATGCGACGAAAGAAAAAGTGCATACGTTTTGTATCAAAAACACCGCACAAAAAGTGACACAAACTGTCATCACTTGCGCAGAAGTGTGTGCGATTCTATCCAAATGTCGCACGACGACATAAGCGATGTATCGCATAGCGACACCTTCCCGCCGCTGGCCTAACAGCTCCCTAAAAATACCACTGGACATTTGTCCGCATTTGTCCAATACTTGATATATCAACGTGGAGTCGCGCCCTCATGGCGCACAGGTGTTGATCGGACTGAGCGACGAACGCTCTGGCACCATCTTGGGAGGTTTAGACCATGGCGGAAGGGAAAGTGGCGTCGAACGACGCTGATGTAGATGTAGTTTCACTAGCTATTCAGGAGCTGTCTGGCGGCATGCCGGAACAGAAACTGGAAGAAGTGAAGTCGGCTGACGAAGCCGAAGATCTTTTACAAGACGAGACAAACGAAGAGGAGACCGAGGAGAACACCGAGGAAACCTCCGAAGAGGACAGCACAGAAGAGTCTGGCGAGGAATCCGAAGATTCCGAGGACAGCGAGGACGACGACAAGCCGGTCAGTCACGATAAGGTTCAGAAAAGAATCGATAAGTTGACCGCGCAAAAACGCGCCGCAGCCGAAGAAGCCGCCACCGTCAAATCGCAATACGAAGAAGCGCAAAAGCGCCTTCAAGAGCTGGAATCGCAGGTCAATGAGGCTTCGCGCCCGATCCTGCAGCCTAGCGCGGAGAACCCGCTCGCCGACGTCGATACCGCCGAAGCGCTTGATGCGAAAATCAAGAGCGCTCAGGAGGTTCGCCGCTGGGCTTTGCGCAACACAGACGGCGCCACGGTCAAACGGCCGGACGGCACTGAGGTCTACGTTGACGCCGATGAGGTAAAAAATTACCTGATTCGCGCGGACGACGTCCTGACAGTGCATGCTCCCGCTCGACGCGAATGGCTCTCTCAGAGGCAGCCAGCAGTCGAAGCGGCCAAGAACCTGTTCCCCGACCTCTTCACAAAAGGCAGTGCGCTCAACCAAGCGTTCCAAGCGACCGTAAAACAAGCGCCGGAGCTACTGAAGCTCCCGCAAGTTGAATACTGGGTCGGCTTGGCGCTCTACGGAGAGTCGCAGCTCATGGCCAAGCAGGCAGCGTCCAACGCTAAAGCCGCCGCGTCGAAGAAAGTCTCGTCTAATAAGATCGCAAAGACACCTACCCCAGCGAATCCGATTAGCGCACCGAAAACTTCTACCAAAGGAGCCGTTTCTAAAGCGGCAAGAGACAGAGTTATGTCGAGTGGCAGGGTTGATGACCTTGCCGATTACGTCTCGGAAGCTCTGTTTAGTTAGCAAAACCTCACACTAGAAAGAAAAACTTACTATGGCAGCTCCCGCGGGACAATTGTTCCCCTCAGTTGGAAATAGGGAGGACATCCTTGATGTTCTTACCTACGTCGATAACAAAAACACGCCCATCTCTTCGAGCATCGCTCGCGTAGGTGCGGACATCACCAATCCTTCGGTTTACAGCTATTTGGCCGATTCCTACAGCGCTCCGTCCACAGACGGCGTTGTTGATTCCTCCGATGTGACCGACTTCTCGGACGCAGCCGCAAACCGCGTTCTTCTCAGCGCTCGCGCTCAGAAAATTCGCCGCACTGCCCGCGTGTCGGACTTCCAAGCGAACCTCGCCGACGTTGCCGCCATCGGCCGTCGCAAGGAATTTTCCAAGGCCATCGCCAAGACGATCTTGGAAGTCAAACGTGACGTCGAAGCGACCATCAGCTCGGACAACGAATCCGTCGAAGGCTCCGGCAGCGTGGCCTATAAAACTCGCGGCTTGGGCAAGTGGATCGCGACGGCCGGTTCTCAAACCGACCTTCCGGTTCCGACCTCGCAGGCGACTCCTTCCGCCAGCATCAACACGACCGCGACCGCTTCGCTCACCGAAAGCGCCCTGCAGAACGTCTTGCAGAGCATCTATGAGCAGACTGGTAGCCAAGACCGCTTGGTGCTTGTTGCTGGCCCTTCCCTGAAGAAAGCCATCACAAACTTCACGCGCTTCACGGTCAACAGCACCTCGAACGTGTTCAACCTCCGTCAGACGGCGCAAGCCGCCAGCTCGGATCGTCTCGTCTCGAATATCTCGTTCTATGAGGGCGATTTTTCGACGCTCGAAATCGTGAGTAGCCTATTTTTGGCTGCCAACGCCACGACCGACGCCGAGAAGTATGCTCGCGGTTACATCATGTCGCCTGAGAGCGTCATGCTTCGCTACGGCCGTAAGCCGCGCTTCCAAGAGCTGCAAGACAGCGGTGGCGGACCTCGCGGTCTCGTCGATTGCATCGTGTCGCTCGCGGTTATGTCGCCCAAAAATATGGGCAAGTTCGCAGCCACTGCCTAATCGTAACAACTAACTAGAAAGATCACACTATTATGGAAATCTTCGAACTCCCAGTTGAGACGAAATCAGCGACCGGTTATACACACAAGGCCATCGTCACGCACGCTGACCTGACTGAGACCACCGCCAACACAGCGCAGTCCATCACCCTGTTGACGCTCGCCGCTGGCGATGTCGTTCACTCCGGTGCGTACAAGCTCGTCACGCCGTTCCAAGACACGGCTGACGCCGCGTTCAACACGACCGCCGTTACCACGAACGCCGCCGGTTCCGCTCTCATCAGCGCGACCGAGACCAACGTGAACGGCACGGAAGTGTTCTACAAAGCGCACACCGCGACCGCCCCGCTGACCGCCACTAGCGCCAGCACGGTTGCCGCCTCGTTTGCCGCTATGTCGGCGAAGAGTCTGTCCGCCCTCAACGCGGGAGAAGTTCACTTCTTCTTCAGCGTGAACAAGCTGGCGAACCTCTAAGACAAACGTCTTAACACACAGCGCCGTCAGCTTTCTTGTCTGGCGGCGCTGAAGTTAGGATGTCAGATCAAATATTCTCCGATCTGGTCGGAGACATGGATGACGAGCTGGCTCACCTTGTAAAAGAAGAGCTGCAGACAGGATGGCGCGCACAACAAGTGATGGCCGCTATCGAAGCTCGCAAAGCCAAACAGGTCAACGACCAGTTAGAACACTGCACTGTAGACGGCATCGGTCAGCACGTTATGGACGTTCCGGCCGATGCTTATTTTGC